TGGAGTGCCAAGTGGCAGGTCACCAACCTCAACCCCACGATCTGATTTGGAATCGACTATCTTGATGATTACATCGTCTTGGAGAATTGCTTTCATGCTTGGTATCCTTCCCCTGTGATCTTGTGCCACTCTTCCTTGGCTTTGTTCTTCTCGGCCTCACTACTTGCATCGTCTTCTATGATGCGCTCGAGCTTACCTAGCCGGCTGTTCTCGTCGTAATCGATCTGCTTGGTATGCTCCTGCTCCAAGTACTCTAGCAGTCCATTCTCTCTTAGGTGCTCTATAATACGGGCTGCACCGAGAAGGGGATCGGTCATAGTCGCTAACGTCTGACCGATCAGTGTGACATCTTCAGCCGTCCTGTTGGACACGTTAGTCACCTTGTCTACCGTCTCCTGCATGCCCCTGTAGGCTCCCTCATGGAACTTGAGGTGTTGGCAGAAGTAGGCCGGCAAGAACACTTGCTCCACCCTGTACTCTTTGTGTGGCAGAGGCTGACCCGTCTTATCGTCTATCGCTTTTTCTACCTGTATTTCTACTGTGAGGGCTTCCTCTACGGCTTTCTTGATCTGTTCGATAAACCACTGCTTTTCTAAGTCACTAAGCATAATTGCTCCTTGGGTTGGTTAGGGTTTACACGTCTGGATACTGTAGTGTACCTACGGCACCTGATGGGCGCCAGCTACCATCACCAGAGGCAGTTGAGGCTGCATTCTTGGTATATGACTGTTGGTTCCACCTGTAAGCGTCCTGACTCTTGTGTCGAGAAGCCAGGGCCTGAGTAGTCTTGTCAGCCCAGGTGTTGAAATAGATCTGAGTTGAACCGTTGGCTGCCCACGTCTTTGATTGTCCTGATGCCCACTCATACCATTGATGGTTATGCGAGCTTACAGCCATACCGGTGATAGTCCAGGTACCAGCATTGGCACCACCAGTGACATATGTGGATCCACCTTTGAAGGCAAGCACTCTATCGGTTACAGAACCAGCATCAATAGCCCAACCCTCTTCGGCCGCATTGAGGTACAGCCACATCTTGAGCGATGCACTACCGGCTAGGATACCCCTCCAGTTGGCATCGGTAGAATTTCTCACCTTCAAGAGCTTCTTCGTGGTATCATACCAGTTCTGTCCGATGTTTTGACCGGTCACCTGAGCCGGGGCCGAACTACCGGAGAAGTTGGTTCGCAGGGTAGCGAACATACTCTCCATATTGCCCATGGTCGTATCGATAACCGTAGTTGTTGTATAGAGGTCAGATACCCATGTTTGGGACATTGTTGTGTTCTCCTATGTTAAGAACTTCTGTTCGATCTCTGTAACGTGCATGAAGATATCGGCATTGGGATCGATAATTGTAAGTTGGATATAGAAAAACTCGCAACTGTCAGCAAGTATTGTTAGTATCTCTTGTTTCTCCGCTACTTTGTTTATATTCCCTAGATCATCTCCCCAGAAGAACTTCTGTTTTACTTGGCCGGCTGCATCGAGTTGTAGTAACTCTCCCCACGTTAAGCTAGTGGTACCGATATCATCCCACGTATTGGTTAGGGGACTAAAGTCTTCCCAGAGATTACCACCTCCAACCTGTATGACCTCGTATAGTGAGTAGGTCAGATAATCATCTTCTCCGCCTACACGAACTAGTCTGGAAGTCCATCTACCAACGAACTCATCTACTTGGAAGCAGAAGTCGTAAGCAGCTGACTGAGTCCAGGTGGTGCCAGCATTGATGCTGTAAGCAGATCCCATATCCCAAGGGGCTATACCACTATAAGAACCTCTGCCCCACTGAATCGTATCGGAGTCATTACCAGTAAAATCACCGGCCTTCAATACGAGAAAATAGGTGGTGTCTTCAGTTAGCGAGAATGAAGTGGAGAATTCGAATGTAACCCATTCCCATGAAGTACCTATGCCGGTGACGTCAACATCTTCTGAAGTGGCTATTGGGCCTGCTACATAGTCTGGTTCGTCTGCTGCACCTTCCTTTGGGTAAATGTATAGCTTTAGATTGCCAGTAGGTGATCCAACTCTCTGTAGGAAGAGTCTTCCATATGTGATTTCCCCATCTATATCTCTAAACGGCCACCAACGCTGTGCTAGATCATATGAATTGCCTGAGGCGTGTAATGCTGACCAACCATTTCTGTAGTCTTGTCCAGTATGAGTGCCTTTAAGATGATCATCATTGGAGTAGATGGTATACTCTGTGCCCTGAAATTTAGCTTGCACGATAATGAATGCTTCATCAAAGAGCATGGTGCCAGCAGAAGCATTGTTCTTCACGAATCTGAATTGGAGATCCTTATCAAGATCACCAGGACCTAATGTGGCAATACCACTAACTTTCGTCCAGGTGCCGGAAGATGTTCCTGCTTGTGGGGCAGCTTGCCAACCACCAACACCAGTAGCATTCCATATACCTATTTCAAATGCAGTATCACCAGCGGTCCCACTCTTTACCCACCCCTCATAGTATAAGGTCTCTTCCTCTATGAGTGTGGGAACAATACTTTGCCAGGCCACTTGATCGATACCAGCAGTTCTAGTTACCTCAAGGCAGTTGCTGCTTACCCCACCAGGGATAGATGCTAGGGTACAGCGTGTTGGGTTCCATCCAGATGTGCCTTCCTCAAAGTGACCATTGGCGACGAGGTTGTAGAAGTATTCAAATCTATTATAGAGTGACCAGCCTGCAGGAGGATCAGGAACGGTTGCAGTAGCAGACACGGGAACTTCTCCGTAGAGGCCATTGGTACCTAGAGTATTGGCATAGAAGGTATATGTCCCGGGCTTTACACCAGTCAGTGAGAGGTTTGGAGCTCTAAGCGCACCCATGAACAGACCACCAGACCACGATCCCTGGCGAAATTCATATATCTCTATATCTGCGTAGGGCAGTTTATCACTATAAAGGTTGATTCCGCTCTGGTTGACCGTAGCAGCCAGATAGAGCATTGAAGGTGGAGGTAATTCCTCAACACCAAATACAAGCCATGTAACCTTAGGACAGTCATCAAGGCTCTGCTTGACCTCATAAAGAGAGACAGACCTCAATTTAATGTAGTATTGCTCACCCTCAAGAATGTTGTTGATTGAGAAGTCGTTTGTCGTGTTGCCCCAATGCCTGTAGCTTACATCGTCCAGTGAGGTCCAGATTTCGACGTGGTCCCACAGGGCACCGTCCGGTACATCGAACTCTATATTGAGACGGGTAAAGCTACGCCCTCTGTAATCGTAATACTCTTCGTCCAGTGTGATGTTAGTTACTGAAGGTGGTATCGCATTAGGATCCGGAAGCGTACATACATAGATATCTTTCAGGATCAGGTTGTAATCATCATCATAGAGGAGTGGAGATTCGTAGAGCAGATTGAGGTCAACAGATCCATTGGTATTAAGCTGGACCTCTTCAACTCGCATCGTACCCTGTATTGCGATTGTCTCAAAGCTCACGTTGATAAGATCACCAGGATCCAATTGGAATGCATCGTCTCGGAACGTGCCGGTAATCTGACGGTTGAGCTGAAGTCTTTCTAGGTTATAGACACCTATCTGTGCAGCATGATCTCTGTCAGTACAGACAAGAGATAGATTGAGCTCTTCAATTTTACCTAGAGTATCTCCAAGTATAAAATCATCTTCTACATATGCTTGTTCTGGGTCTTTGAATTTGACCCTCATACCTGCTGCTGAACTGAAGCTACTTGGAGCAGAGATTTTGATCCGCATCTTACCACTCGAATCCTGCATGATGTGATAATCATTCAGAGTCATCACTACAGATTCGTAGTTCATATCTCGATAGCTCAGGTAATACTTACCGTCATACCAAGTCAGGTTGCCACGGAAGAGCTGTAAGATACTGTCTATGAGATCCTGTGCCTTGCGTTTTGTGATAGCACCATTCATGGTCCAGCCCTTGGTGTCACAGTAATTGGCTGCAGAAGTCCATGATATTTCATCTATCTTGTCGGCAGCTAAACCAGTGCCGTAACGATCACTTCTCATAAAGTCATAGAGGATGAGTACCGGATTGTTGCTGAACTTCCATGTGGTGTCCCTGAAATCGTAGACTAGCTTCCCTTCCATCTCGATCAGGATCTTTGGTGTGCGTTGAAAGTAGTTGCCACTATACTGAAGCTTCATCACTATGTAGCAGGTGTTACGCTTGTTATCATCCCACTCATTGAACACATCGTTCAGATTGGTGTCGAAGGTCTGTGTGTCCGTACCGCTGTAGAACCAGTATTCAACTAGACTGCCATCGGTTCCGTATTCTGTCCAAAGCTTATCATCGAGGAAGATCTGATCAACACCATCTCTCTGCTTGATGCCGTTGCATTCACCCTCAGAGATGTTCTGCACGATCCATTCAAACTTGTTATTGCCACCACTATTAGTAATAAAGACTTGATTCCCACCTGTTAGGATGGTCCCATAGACAATATTGAGATACTCTTGGGTGCTCTTAGTATTGTCGCGCAGCGTAGTAGAGATACCTCGATTCATCGAGCCGTCTCTTACATCAGCACCACCTTGATCTCCAATACCAAGAATCTTATCTATTGTACCGCCCATCGATATACGCCCCTTATAGTGTATTTGCGAATGTGCTCGCAGCGGACACCAAACTCAATAAAAGAACTCATCACGAGGTCATTGCCTGCATGAATACCTGAGAATATGTTGCCGCGTTTGTCTTCTAGTATGTAGATGTCACCTACGAAGGCCTCGTGTGCCGGGATTTCCCTAGCTACACTCTTAAGGAAGTCGATCATTCGTTTGATCGCCTTATCCTTGTCCTTCTCGAATAGGGCCACGTAGTTTTCCCGGTCTAGATCCTCAAACTTGTCTGGTATCTCTTGCCCGAAGTCTTCACCAAAGGCAAGACAGAGCGAGAAGCAATCGTATCCTTCATGAAATGTCTTCCCACCTAGCTTATGAGGAGCACCTATGTATTGTGCCGTAATTTCGTTGAGCTTTACCTTGGGTTTCTTCATTATATTGATCCTGTCCTTCCCCACCAGATAATCTTATCAATGATCGAGGGTACCCACCGTTCTCCACCGAAGTTTGCAATATTGCCTAGCGCAACACAGCGAGTATACTGACGATCACACCATGTCTCAGCGCCGGCGTACTGACATTCTGTACCCGTAAAGACCTTCCACGGACAAGACGAAGATTGTATCCGTAGTGTTATCTGGTTCCATTGGCTGAACTCACTCTTCATCTTGATGGATAGCTCGCCCTCCTGCATAGACCACGCATCGATATTGCCATTGAATATCAGAAGTGGATCAGTAGGTGGTTGGTAAGCACCATGGGATTGCGCTCCTATCAGCCAGAATCTAGAAACCTCAATAGGGCTTCCCTGAGGTACTCCACCTACAAAGAACTGTGTCAGATAGTCATCCATGTTGTCGATCTTAATGCTTGAGGAGTCTACAACTGAACGGCTGCTGTACACACCCTTGACTTGAGTGAAGGCTCTTGATTCATAGAGCTCAGGACCTCCACCATCGTCGAGAAGCTGAGCGACCTCACAGTCAGTAAACCTGAAGTCGAAGTCACCAATAGTGAACTTTACAGCCTGGAACTCTACAGTCTCCAATGCCGTCATTTCTTGCAGATATTCGGGTAGTAAGTTCTTCATACAAAAGTTCCCTAGGTGGTGGATGTTGTTGTGGATGTTGTGGTAAACCCAAAACCAAACTCATCGGAGAAGAGTAAGCCCTTGAGCTTGATGCCCATCTTCGCCAGACGATCATAGAAGGTTTCAAACTTCTGTACGTCCTTATCAAACCTACACCGTGTCACAAGCTGTCCGGTAAAGCTCCATGTAAGGACGTCTCCCGGATTTGACGGACCGACAGCGTTTATCAGTTCGACATAATCTAATCCATCAAGACCACCTTGACTATGAAAAACATAGTCTGTAGGTTCAGCCTGGCCGGAACCAGCGATACGAAGGAAATAGTTAGTTGCACCAATTGAGGGAACAAGGAAATTAACCGACGCTCCATCAGTTACAGAAGCAAACTCTACCTCATATACACTCTCAAAAGGGTGGACATAATAGAATGGTTCAAGAGAACCACTCCGAGCAACGTAGAACTCCCATAGGAGGCGGGCTTCCTGCTTTGTGATCCAGGTGAACTTCAGGTTCATATCTCTCTTAGGATATAACAACCCCCTCTTGCGTCTTTCCTGTCCTTCTATACCGAACATGGTAGAGGAAGTTTTGAATCTTACCTCATCGACCAATGGGTTGTCGGACTGAAGGTCGCAATCTATCTCTGGAAATGTTGGGAATACAGCCATGATTTACCTCATGATTCTAGGTGGTGGTTGTCGTAGTCGAAGTCGTCCCAGGATGTAGGAAAGTATCCCTAAAGAATTGCATCTTATAGGAGCGATCTGCACTAGAACCACTAGTCTGAAAGTAAATATCAACAAGAATATCCAGTGGGGTGCAGTGATTTGGACTTGTTGTAATTTCAGTCCAGTCATCAAGTTCCGCTGGATACTTCAGACTCCAGTATGCGCGGACATAGCTATCACCAAACTGATACTTTAGACGTAACCATACCTCAGATGGTAGAGAGGCTCCAATATCGACTTCTGTCTCACTGAAGGCAGGAGCTGCACTAGTTGCTTCAAGGTAAATATACCAAGTACCTGCTGATTCATCCCATTTAATACCTAACTCCACATTGGGATTACTGGGATTCCACAACAACTTTATAGCATACTCTGCGTCGAAGCCGGCAAGCTTATAGAAGTCGCTAAACTTTGTCCAGATATCAAAGAACTGCGACCTCAATACGAGATCTTCTTGTCCTAATCGACCACCTCCTGTAGGAGGATCTCCGATAAGCATCCTACCATCAGCACCTTCGGTACATCTAAGTTGTTCTGTCCAGCGAGGATCAATAGACTCATCATCAAACTCGTTGAAATGGAAGATAGGATCAATTTCAGCAAAGCTAAACTGATCAGAGTAAAGTAGACCTTTTAATTTGACTCCCATCTTTGACAGACGATCATAGAAAGTGTCGTAGCTAAATGAGTCGTCATCAAACCTGCACCGTTGGACAAGTTGACCAGTGAAGCTCCACGTAAAGATAGATCCTACATCTGGAGGATAAACCTCGAAATAGTCTATCCCCTCAGAGCTACCTTCGCTGAAGAAGGCATAGTCTGAACCTTCATTTAGCGGAACATTATCCAAGTAAAGGGTATAGTTAATTGCACCGACTGAGGGCAGTTCGAATGTAGACAGGTTTCCAGGTGAAATAGCAACGAACTCCCTTTCATATATGTTCTGAAAAGGATGAATATACCTGAAGGACCCAAAGGAGCCACCGCGGGCAATGTAGAAGTTCCATATGGTCAATGCATCTGCCTTGGAAAGCCAAGTGTACTTGAGAGCGACGTCACGCTTAGGGTAATCCCACTGTTGCTTCTTTCTCTCCCGTGCTTCTTTGCCGAAAGAGACTCCTATGTTCTTAAAGTTGATTTGCTCAACTAGTGGATTGTCAGCAGGGATCGCGCTTATGAGTGGGAAAACTTCCATGACTATTCCTCTCTTGTCGTGTTCTGTATGGTCGAAATGAGGTTCCTGTTACCTAATTGCAGCTGTTCTACTATTGGACCCGTAATTGCTTCTGGGTTACGTGCCACAAGATCCACAAAGGACTGTGAGTCTGTAGCCGAAATGTTTATGTTCATTACCCCACCTCCTCCTCCACCCTCGACAGGTATAGATCGTCCGTTAGGAAGCGGAACAACCGCTTCCGTACCATGGAGGGTAGCAGCAAAACCTGACTTTGGACCAGTGAACACACCACCTTCCGCAGCCTCTGGCTGTTGCTGTTTACGGATATTCTGAACATAGATAGCAGTTGCACCAAGAGAAAGTGCAGCCATAATACCACCAGCAATAGGACCACCCCATGAGGCACCCCAATTGAATGAGTGGACGGCAGCTTCGATACCGGCCATGATGGCCTTACCAATAGCAATGGCCTTCTGAGCCCTAAAGGCAGTCTTGTTTCCCTTAGCCATAATTGCAAGGGCGCCTGAGAGATGGTTTTTAGTAGCATCGAGGTCTTGCTTCTGCAGATCCTCTTTCATTTTATTGACCTTAGCCTTATTCTCTGCCACCTTCTGATCTTGAAGCATCTCATGTAGAGTTACGTTATCCTTGAGGGCTTTAAGTTCCTCTGCCCTAGCAATCTCTTCTCCGAAAGTGAGCTCACCCAGTGCCTTTTTGAATTCATATTCAGCTTGTTTGTTTCTTATCTCCTCTTCCATGAAGGATCTCTTCATGTCGTACTCTGTCTGGAAGAGGCTTGCCTCAGCGTTTATGAAATCTTGATAGTCTAGCAGTTTTTCTTCGCTGGAAGCAAAAAATCGGTCATTCTGCCTTTGATCGGCTGCATATGTTGCTTCATGGACCTCATGCGCCAAGGCTAATTGTTGTTCCTTGGCATTCCTAAAATCATCTACCTGTTGATTCTGAATATCTTGTTGGATTACCGCGTCGCTTAACATTAAATCGATGGTTTTTTTAAAGAATCCCTCGTCGATTAAGTTCTTCTTGACTGCAAACTCCTTCTCTATTTCAGTAGTGAGTAATCCTTTCGACCTAGCAAGCTCAATTTCCTTGTTGACTCCCTCTACGGCTAGATCGTATTCTGCTTGTATAGTAGCTTGTTTATCTTCCAACATCTTCATTTGGGCTCTTTTGTTTTCCGCTGCCAGTTTCCCAAGCAGGCCCTTCTGTGCGTCCTTTGTCTTGTCAGAGAGCCCTGTTCCAGTCAAATCATCCTTACCAGCAGCACCAGTCGGAGGTGGCTTCATCGCGTCTTGGATTTTCTTGAGCCTCTTCTCCTGCTCTATAAGAACCTTATTCATCTTCTGGACTTCTATTCTCTTCTTCTTGGCCTGTTCCTCACTCTGCGTGTCGGTCCACATGACCTCTGCAGCCTCGAAGATCTCTATGCCTTCCTCAAGCTCCTTGTTCATCAGATTGATTTCTAGCTTGGTATCCTCTATTGCTTGCTGTGCTGCTTGAAGCCTAATCTCATTGAACCACTTCACGAGCTCAGTTAGGTATCTGACACCTGCTTGAGCCCATTCAGCTAGATTCTCTTGGATTAGAAAGCCTATCTGTTCCTTAACGTCGCCGGCAGCATTACTTAATTGTTTGAAGGGATCAACCATCGCTTCGGCCTGACCCCCGACCTTCTGCTCTAGTAGTTCGAGAATGTATGTAAAGCCCTCTGTTTCAAATCTGGCCTTATCAATAGTACCAATATATCTAGAGAGCTGTCCTAGGTTCCCTTCAGAAGCCATTCCGAAGGCCTTGGCAGCAGTCTGCATATCTATACCCATTGCAGCAGAGAGATTCAACATTGCTTTAGTGGTACGAGGAAGCTCCTTGTTGGAGATTCCCTTAAACATAGTAAGCATCTTGATACCTGCAAGAGTGGTTTCATCACCGAAGTTAGTGGTCTGCTGTAGTGAAGAAGCTAGGTGTTGCAGCTGAGCGGAGAACTCAGGAGTATAGCGGCCGGCACCCTGAAGGGCCACATTAAGACCTTTGATAGCAAGGTCTTGCTGCAAAGCAGCCTGATAGAAGTCCTTCATTGCTCGAACTGCGACAAAGACTGTACCAGCAACAACTGTACCCACTGCTAGCCATGCCTTTCCCATTTTTCTCGCACTGGAGACACCAGCCTTCTCTACCTTTCCCATTGAAGACTTGGTATCTTTGGTGAACTTCTTAATGTCTGACGTACCCTTCTTGGCGTCAACGGTAATATCTATCTTGACCTTATTTCCCGCCATCTTTTTGTCCTCGCTTGCTATAAGCCTTGGACATCGCGTTCTCAATGCGAACGAGATCTATCCATGCTTCATAAGTAAGCATATCGTTGGGAATGGTGAATCCCATATCTCTCACGTTGCGTAAGCTAATGAGGTTAGAAATGTAGGGATGAAAGTCTACGACTTTCTTCTTGCCACAAGTCTTGCAGGAGATTCCCATAAACTCACATCCTGCAGGATCATCCTTATCACAGACGTTGAAGAGGAGAGTTTCAACGTCCTCCGTTAGTTTTTTGACGTATACTTCTCCTTACCTCGCAAGGGGGGCATTTGCTTTGCTCCGTCAAAGACGCGAACTACAAGAAACTCACACAGATCTGGAGCTAGTTGAATGATCAGATCCAACCAGTCTTTCCTGTAATGTTCAGAATTCTTATCTGAGGTAAGAGGAACTATCTCAGCTTCCGGGTCAGCCTTCTTTTTCTTCTTGGGCTGGAAACCAAAACAGTCTTCTCCAACACCAGTGATGACCTCTTTGGCCCAACGCAAGCGTGTTTCGGAAGACTGATCTATAAGGTCCTCCCCTTCCCTCTTGTAGAGGTTAGAGAAATAGTCCATTCGCTCTGTAGTCGTAGGTATCCTGTAAAAGAAGGTGATCTCAGCGCCACTAACGGCGTCAGAGATCACCATCTCGTGTCTTACTTCTTCGCCAATGATTCTCATGGTGTTTCTCCTTGGGTATTACCTAGTTATTCTAGGTAGTTGAAGTGGTGGTCGTAGTGGTCGATGTGGTTGAGAATCCGTAGTCATCTTCAATCGTAATGACTAGTTCGTCTCCACCAGCCGGACATACGCCGTTCAACTGGGCAGTAATCGACAGGGTAGAGATACCGTCACGATCCTCGAGCGCGCTTTCTTGAATCTGCACTCTCGGTGCGGTGATCCTTATGATGTTACCAGGAGCATCACCAATAGCACAATCAAAAGCCATCTCTTCAGCACTACGCCACTTTCCGAAGAAGTCAAATGTAGCTTTCACTACGTTCTCGGGATCAAGTGTCATAGACGGCTTACGGGCTGTGATCTGTGCACTTAGATGACCACTTGGTGCATTCACGTCCTGCCTGAGGGCTACCTCGTTGTTCATATTGATTTCTATGGCCGAAAGGATGGCTGCATAGTCATCAATTGTGAGGTTCGCACTCATGAATACTGGCGGAATTGTGCATTCGTAGGGAACGTCTGCCAGAATGGCTTCGTCGTCCTCTGACCAATCAGCACCAGTAAACTCAAATGAGAGCATTCCAGGGATACCATTTTCCAACTTCAGGGTCACAGTACCGCGGGCACCCCATGTGAGGTACTTCTTTCCATCTAGCCACCAACCGATTGTCACACTGGGAATACTGTCGGAAGCAGGCTTGTACTCAACTCTCTCACCAACGTCTATGTCTTCACTGAAACCACAAGCTCTAAGAGCTTTGCCCCAATGAGGCGCAACGCCTCCACTCGTGGTACCTACCAAGGCGACGTCAAAAGAAACACTCGCCTGTCGTTTCCCCGGCTGAGAACTCCAAGGAGAGAGATTCGCCCTAATGGGATCCCTCTCGTGCATTTCCACACCAGGGGTGAAACTGATGTTCTCTACGAGAATACCGTCAGCGGCAACAATTGTTTCTGCTACCCCTTCATTGTCTTCAATCTCGAGTGCGAGAACAGCTTTACGGATTAACATTGTGTGATTCCTCCAGTTACATTTGGTTATCGGCTCATGCCGGGGTTATTACGGATTGCCGTAAAGGTATCTGTATTGCACTTCAAAGGAAAACTCAGCCATACCGTATGGCTGCAACCAGCCATTGTCGGTGTCTATGCCGGTGGCAACCGTATTGACAGCTAAATCGCCTCTTGTCTCATCGATATACATTGCTTTTTCTACATCTTGAATGAGATCCTCTAGCTTGCCTGAGGCGTCTGTACCATCTTGAACATATAGATATATCAATACATCCATGTATGCATACATCAGACTCTCTCTTTGACCTTCTTTTCGCTCAGTACTAGCATTCACACAGATGTACGGATAGGTAGGACATTCATCCCACTTCTTGGTCTTATTGGAGACGTTCTTCTCATTGATCTCGTTATTGTAGTCATCTCCACCAATCTTCTCGGCAAGAGTGAGCATAATGTTCTCTATGATCTGCTTTCTTAGGCTTGCACCAGTTCTACCGCAGGGTAAGCTCATTATTCATTCATCTCCTTTGTAGCAGAGCGTCCTATGATGACCAGCATTTCATTCATACTGTCATCAATGGCAGGTTTTATAAAGGATCTTTTGCCATATTTACCACCGAACTCCCAGAAAGCGCCATAGGGTACATCGTATTTCAAAGTGCCTAAACTACCAACAACCCCCATGCCCTTCTGCTTAACCTCAGTTCCTATTGCATTATAAAGGAGGCTGGTACGTCTCTTAAGGGCCTTGCCACTCAGATAGACACTCTTAGTAGACTTCTCAGCGAGGGTAAGAGCTCTCTTCATCCCCTCGAAGAGCCCCTCTGTCATCCTTTTGGGCATCTCTTCGATATGCTTGAGATCCTTCTTGTCTACCTTAATCTTGATGTTTATCATTAGAAGCTTACCCTACGATAAAGTCTCAGTGTTTCTCTGACAGATGGCAACAGTGCACTGGTTTCAATAAATCCAATGCTACCATCATCCAGTGTCTTAGTGCTGATGCCGTATTGATGTCCCTTACCTTGCTTGAACATCCAACCGACCTGTGCAATACAAGCCTGCGTCAGCTCGTCCGGGATCGGTACATGGTCTCCGGGAGTGGTATCACTGTAGCCGGCTACATAGATGATCTGCACATTGTTGACGCTCTTATTAAAGACCGTGCTGTACAGCTGGACGTGATTATCGTTGATAATCGCGTATCCAGTGGGATCTATTAGCGTGTCGTCGCCGTAAGAGTGGTCTCCGGAATCATCATGGATACTCGCAATCGAGATGATAGGATAGTTCTTGATGAACAGGAGGTCGGTTCCATCACCATTCCAGTACTCGGTGAAGGTAGCTTCGTCGAATACCCTGCCACAATACCGCTCAAAGAGCCCTTGTGCAGCAGTAATTAGACGATCTATCTGTTCCTCGTCACCCGCATCGTCACCAAAACCGAAGTGATTCTTGACTTCTTCTAGTGTGCAAAGTGCCATTGGATCTATCTCCAGGTTTATTGTTTGCTGTTCTGCTTTTACCTCTCTACTTTGGGCGGTGTTGTACTCCCGCACTCTTCGCACTTCTGACCGTCGTGCTTAAATACCTCTCTGTGTTCACAATCTTCGCATACGCGTATATATTTGAATGGTGGTTTACGTCCTGGTCTTGCTTGCTTATCGTACATGATGTTCCTCTCTTTGGTTAGGGAAAGGGGCCCAAGCCCCAAGGACTTACTCGGGCCCCTATATTGTTGTCAGGGCCTGAAGCCCTGATACTACTCTTACGTAGTAGTCGTGGTCACTGCGTTACCGCTCATCAACCGGACTAGTCCAGCTGCCTGGGCTACTGACAATGCCCAACGGGTCACGATACGGGTCCTGGTCTGATAGCTCTTGAACAAGCCATAAGGATCCAGATCCAGACTCATGTCACCGTCTCTGCGGCCGAGGGCCACGTACTTCAGATTTCCGAAGATTGCCATGATCGTATCGACAGCACTTGCGGGAAACTGATCGTTGATTGTTAGTGGGTAACCGTATACATTACCTGGGTCAGACGCGTTCATAGCTCCCCAGATGTAGCTACCAGCACCGTCTTTAATCAACCGTGCATAGTGAGCGAAAGCCTTAGGTGCGTAAAACTTGGCACCTGGAAGCTTGTAACCTTCCAGCTTCATGATCATCTCTGAAAGATTAGTTGCAGTTATGTCAGCAATTGTCTTGGCGGCCGCTAACTGCACTTCGTTCACACCGGAAGCTGTCTCGATACCGGTGCCGAGGGATGTACCCGCGATCACTTCTGTATCAAGGAACTTGCCAGTGGCCTCACCAAACAGCTCAGTCAGATGACTTACAACGTCGTACTTACTGTCATTCAACAGTTCGTTTGACATCACGCTGAATGCATCCACTCTCTTTGCGGTCAGAACGACCTCGCGGAAAGTAGGCTCAGACTCAGTTGCATCGGTCTCTTCGGCTGTAACACCGACTGTGACTCCACCGTCTTCGGCAGGTACCCGAAGTACATCGGTTCCCATAGGCCAAATACGACAGTCCTGTAGGGCAATCGATCCAACTCGCGCAAAGGCGATGATCTCATCACCATACTCATCAGGTACGAGGTACCCACCTTCTGTGGTTGTACCTTCCTGCAACGCGGCCTTACCGGTGATCACATTGATAAACCACTTAGCGATCTCTTCACGCCGATCATTGTCAGCGATCTTGAGACGCAGGCCTTGCTTGTTCAGATCGTAGCCCCTATGGAGCTCAACAGTCTTGGTCTTCCCTGGTACGGGAACCTTGACCTTAGTGGCTGGCATCGCTTCGATTGCCTCGAGCCGTGCACGATCTTCAGAAGCCATTTTCTCGAGCTCTTTCGCGCGCTTTTCCTGCCTTTCTTCAAAGGCAGACATGCGCTCATCGATCTCTTCCTTCAGAGCTTCTTTGAGGCGAGCTTTTAGCTCGTCTTGGTGTTTCTGGTCTTTATCACTCATGTTCGAGTTCCTCCTAGTTAGTCTTCGCTTTTATAGAGTGCGAGTAACTCTTTGTCGAGATCCTCTCCATGAGACTTCTCATGAGGCTCTGTTGGCACGGCCTTGAGGTCTTGAAGTAGGATATCATATATGTCAGGCTCAGTTGTTTGAGCCTTGACTGTCTTCTCTTCAAATATCTCCTCGCTACATATAACGAGTTTGTTATCCTTCAGAAACTGCTTGAA